TTATTCACGCAGATATTCTTGCTGAACCTTGGCAAGTAACAAAACAAATTAAGAACAGTAATGTATATCTATGTCTAAGTGATATTGCTGGTTGGCGCAGTAATATTATTGGTTATGGCTACAGAACACTACGCAATCAACTTGGATCGGTTGTTGAACATTTAAAGAAAAATAACTGTGTTGGTATAGTTGACTATAAGGACCCTGCTACGGATTTACAACTGCTACAAGAGTTCAATGAATTCTTAACATTCCTAAAACAAAAACCACAATGACAAAACCCTATAAACTTTTAACCTCTGATATTGTAGATAAAGAAAAAGGTATATTAAACAATACCTTTGTGAGATTTATTGGACCAGCTGACAGCATCTTCTCTATGTTTATTAGAAGTTTTGGCTATAGACAGTTATCTCCTGATAACACTCTTAACTTTCACAAGTACGAATTTATTATCTATGATAAAAATCCAAAACATATTGCAATGTTTAAACATATGCTTACTTGGGATGGTATACTCGATGAAGATAATGCCTTTAAAAACTTTAATGATCATTTAGACCTAGGCAAAGCTATTTTAAAACTACAAGGAACACCTTTTCCAAGAAATAGTACTTTGGGAATGTCAAGTCGCCATGGCTTTAATGACTTTACTGCTATGTGGGAACTCTTTAAAAACAGCAAATTTACATTTATTAACATAGATGTTATACACAGCAACAACCAATTCTGTGATATTCTGAATAATTTGAAAAATATTAAAATACCTAATGGACAATTTCTTAAATTGGATTTTAATAAAAATGATTACGATCCAGAAGTTTATAACGAAGCCATTAACAATATTTTACACATGCTTTGGCTTAAGAGCTTTAAAGAATATCAAAGCGTAGTAGAATTAACAGACAATAATAATGTTTCCTACGAAGACTTTGCCGGTAAACTATATGCTAAATTAAATCCAACATTTTGTATCCTGCCTTGGATGCACGTTCAATACAAACCCAGCGGTCAATCAAAACCTTGCTGTCGTTATGACAATAATAAAGAAGACCGCGATTATCAAGAATACTTAAAAAATCCAGAAGAACGTCAAGATAATTTATCAGAATTATTTTTAGATAGAGCTAAGAACCTTGTTATACAAAAAAGTACTATTGAGGAAACATTCAACAGTACATATTGGGATAAAGCAAGAACATTAACACAAGAAAATAAACCAATTAGCGGTTGTTATAAATGTTATGCTGAAGAACAAGTGCCAGGAGAAGTATCAGTATCAATGCGTCTAGGTTCAAATATTATGTATAATAATGGCTATTTACATAAAAAGCCTAACTTTGCTAAACCTAGCTTGGAATTTTTAGAAGTGGGTTTTGGTAACTATTGTAATCTTGCTTGTCTAAGTTGTAACAGCAGTTTAAGTACTACTTGGTATGACAACGAAGTCGAATTAAATGAAGTAGCCAGTCCAGGTATTAAGAGAATGGTATTTCCTAAACTAGATAATATACGTTTCGACTTAAACAAAGAAACGTTGGAAAGTCTAAAACTAGTAAAATTTACTGGAGGTGAGCCTATGATCAATCCAGAGTTTATTAAGTTTATTGACTTAATCTGTGAAAAAGGTCACCCTGAAAATATTAGCTTAGAAATTTATACTAATTGTAGTTATATTCCTGCCCCAAAATTACTGGCTAACTTAGTTAAGTTTAAAAATATTCAATTAAATTTAAGCATTGACGCTTATGGTGTTACTAATGATTATGTACGCTACGGCAGCAAATGGGATGGCGATAATAAACAAACAGTTAGTCGAGCAATCGATTTTTGGCTTGAGCAAGGCGTAAACAACAAGAGCATTAATATTATCATGTCAACTACTTTGAGTATTCTAAATGTTTTTGAAATACCTAAACTTATGCCTTGGTGGATGAAGAAATTTAAAGATAGTGGCAACAAAGTAGTTGTTCATAGAAAAGGAACATTGCCCACAGAATACGAAGGTTTCTTTAAATTACAAATGGCATTTGATCCTAGCTATATTGATATGAATATATTGCCACAAGACTACTATAAAGACATTGAAAAGTGGAGCGACGAATACGAAGCAAACTTTACAAAAGAATATCCTGATTTAGAATTTATACCAGAATCTATTAGCGCAAGTTTGAACAAACTTAAGAATACAATTAAGAGAAGCAAAGGCGATCCTAAAAATGCTAGGCTTCTACTAGAGTATTTGGCTAAGATGGACAAAATCAGGAATAACTCTGCTGAAGCTAGTATCCCTGAAGTTGTTAGTAAAGTTAAAGAATACTTGCTAGCTCAGGATAAACCTCAATAAAACTAGTAGCATTCTGCTTATCCATGAAGTTGATATACTCCGCAGTTTCTGCAAGGTCTGCGGAGTAGTCTTCTGCGTTCATATAGTTAACTACATAATCACCATAACGAACAATCCTGCGCTTTTGCTGAGCAACTAATTTTTCTTTAGTCCATTGGCTATGCGTCCATAGTGCAGGATCGTCTAAAGTTAATTTAAAATCATTCCAATCCTGTGTAATCTTTGCTTTAATATCCTTGGGTAATACTTTGGGATTAATGGGCCTTGGATACTGTACAAGACTAGTATGGAACAATCCTCCTGCGGCATTAACAAACTTAACAATATCAACTAATCTAGTAATATTGTAGATGCTAACAGTTGTAGTTAGACTCATTTCAATATTTTTAAGTTCGTGTAATTTTTGTACATTGGCTACAATCTTGTTAATATCGCCATAGGTTCTAAAGTAACTGAATGTAGTATCGTCACCATCAATACTTACACGCAGAATAATCTTTTTAAACTTAGGCCAATGATCTAATACGTTATAGTAACCTAATCCTAATGCTACTAGATTACTGTTATAACTTAATGTTATATTCTGGGCATGATCTGCCATGGCGTCAATCATTTCCCAATGACGTTTTTGTTGTAATGGTTCACCGCCAGCAATTAATACTTCACGCAGGTGCGGGATAGCGTTTTTAAATTCTTCAAAACTACGTTCAGGCAAGCTGATATGTTTCTTTTCCAGTCTCCCAGCACCGTGCTTGGTAAAGAATGTTTTAACTTCTGGATCTTTAAATGCCAATACTTCCCACTGGCTACTATAGGTAGGACTGCAATGTCTGCAACGTAGATTACAAGTATTGTCAAAACGTATTTCAATGCTCTGCGGTTCATATGGCATTGAATAGTTTTCTTTATTGACTTTGCTAATTACTTCTTCAAAGTCTATGTTATAGCTATCTTTGTATGTTTCATTACAAGTTTGTCTTGTACTAGCTACACCGCTGTCCTCGAAGTCCCAGCAACTACGACAGCCAGTAGGGCGTTCATCATTTAATACTGCACGACGTAGTTCGCGAGTTTCGTTGCTGTTCCAGATTTCACTTAAACTTTGACTGCGATAATCACCAATACGATCAGGATAACGCCAGCAGGCGCCGACTTTGCCTTCGTGCTTGATGTTTTGATGTATAAAAGGCATTATACAGAATGTTTTGCTTGTTGTCATACGGTTATTTTGATTTCAATATGCTTTCTTTTTCCATCTTATCATTTACATACAGGGTTGTATTTTCTTGGTTGCCGCAAGTATGTAAGCAAGTAATAAGATTTCCGTTTTCTATTGTTTCGTTCCACTTCGAACTTATATTATACTGTTTTTTAAGTATGTTGTCTACTGATTGTATATTCAAATCAAAATCTTTTAAATTATAATTTTCGTTTAAGTTCCATGCTCCGGGACTGTCATGTGTATGCGTGCCTAAATAACAGCAGGGCATGAGCATGCCATTTGCTGCCAAATATACCTCCTGTCGTTCTAAACTCTTACAGTTTATCTTATTATTGTTTAACTTTGAATACTGTTTTAGATCGAACTTAAACAATGTAATTGGTACATGTTCTTCCTTGCCTACATTTGTATGCCTAAACTGTTCTTGCTCTGGAGGCTCTAACGTAAACACATGTTTACCTTCCACCATAACTTTAAAGTCTTTTTTACCTCTAAACTTTTGAGTAACTTTAAGTCTAAACTTAACTCCCAAGTCTTTGGCCAATTGTTTAGCCGTTTCAACTTGATGCTCATTGTGTTTAAATGCGATAAAGTTCCATTGCGCCGCACCGCCAGAGGCTACATAGGCTTGCAAATTGTCATAAACTTTATCGTACTTAACACCAATTCTATACTTCTCTAATGATTCGTTGTCTGTACCATCTAAAGCAAAGTTAATTAGAACGTTGGGACGAGCCATGCTTGCCCACCAATCTTCACTGCGATAGCCTCCGTTAGTGTCTATACTAACACTTTTACATCCGTTATCCATTAAGTAGTTAACAAACTCAGGTAATAGTTTGTTTAAGCAAGGATCTCCATAGACCCCACTGAAGTATACATGTTCTAATTGACCAGCAAAATCTTTAGTAAACAACTTATAAAAGACATCCGCAGTTAAATCACCTTCTACTAAGTCCGGCTGTACAAATCCGTGCCCCGTGTATCTGCTACACATGGGACACTGACTGTTACAACGGCTGCTTGCTTCAACGTGTACTATTCTAATGTTTTCTTTTTCTATCATTTTTTAATTGTAGACATCATTGATAATCCGCATTTCATCGTTACGCCGCTTGCTGGGAAATTAACTCCGGCATGTGCTTGGCAACGATCAAAGACGATAATGCCGCCGCGCTTCCAATTATATATGCCTTCTAGTTCAAAGCCTTCTAACCACTTTTTATTAAAGTGTCTGAAATATCTATTGTATATTTCATCACTGATTGTTTGTTTATTCCAATCAACTTCCCATATGCTTCCGTCACGATTGTAGCATACTAAATTATCATAATTACGTACAGTATAGAATACATTTGTATCATACTTGGGATCGCCTTTGGCAAAGTTTGTTCCGTACATTAGGAATCTATTTTTGAAGATTGCTGTTCCACAATCTAATTCCGCATCTTCTCCCTTGTTCTTATCACAGACCCATAATGGAATAATAAACTGTTTACCAGGAACGCTGTCGCTGTCTTTTAATGTGTTAGGATTTCCTGTATCGATGTGTAAGTTATACGGAGTAGCAGTAATTAAGAAGTTGCCTTCCCATATTGTTTCGTTGGTTAGTTCAGGAATAACTTCTTTTAGTTTACCAAAAAACTTATCTTGTATTCTTTTATTATCAACATTAAAGTGCAATGTTCCATTGCGTTTAACTCTGCGACTACGATGTTCACGGTGCATTAAATCCTCTAGCCAAATTAGATCTTCTTCGTCGAAGACGTTGTCTTCGGCATAGCTGGTATTGCTCCATGTGCTCATCCAGGTTGAATGTTCTGCAGAATCTACTGGAATAAATTCTTTAATTAAATTGTCTCCTGGTACGTATTCTAAATCAACCATAATATTGTTCCTTTATTTGTTTGTAGATATGCTCTGCTAAAAATTGATTTGCATCATGATCGAAATGCTGACAAGTTCCTATGGGGAACTTATTGTATCGCAAAAAACTATAAACATTTTGATTAACACCTTTAAATAAAAGATCTATAAATGGTATTTGAATACCAAATTGTATTTTTTCAATTCCGTCTAATAAGTTTATCATATTAAAAAAATAATGTTCAATGTTCAAAGATTTCAATAGAGTATGTAGCATCAATATTTGCTGATTGATAATTTTTTTATCATAATTATCATTTTGAAAATAATTATAATATGTTTCTAAAAATTCTTTCTTTTTTATATCTGCAATAAATGCTTCATCTTTGAGTGTCCAATGTGATACACATTTTTGATTATTGTTTGATATCGGAAACTCTGTTCTAGATAGTTCTGTAATAGAAAATATTACAACTAAGCTGTCGGCTGAATTATTTTTTAAAAAATTTATTAACTCTCTAACAGATCTATCATTACTGCCGCCTTCTAAGCCTAAGTTAATGCTGGATTTAAAATTACCTAGCTTTTCTAACTTGTTAACCCAACTGCGTTCGTGACAGGAAGCAATATTATAGTCTCCTTCATAAGAACCGTAAACATGACTACATCCAATACCTACTAGTGTCTTATTTTCAAACATCTTTAAATAAATCCTTGTATTCAGGAAATGTTAGATAAAAATCTTTGTGTCTATTTTTATCTATACCATCTATCCTACTCTTTGTTTCAGTTAATAAATGAGAAGAATCTTGCATATTCATAGTATTTAATAAATGTTCCAATTCTTTGTAATCACTGTAATACTCATTATAATGATTTATGATTGTTTGTTTAATATCTGCAGGCAAAATACTAGGATGCATCCAATCAATGCCGTTCACTGGCTGTATTTGTAAATGACTTCTTTTTATTAATTTTTCGTCTATTAAAAATTTGTATAGTCTAGGAAAATGTAACATATTCCAAAATGTAATCACAGGTGATAACTGTAGTACTACATGCGGTAATGTTTCGACAATTGTCTTAAGATTGTTGTATATATCATTCCATTTGCCGCCATCCCTTATATATTCAAATTGATCCCAGCCTGCATCTACACTTACATTTATTAGTACATTTGGAAATTTCTTCCAATAATCTAAAATGTTTTTATTGCCCAAAGACAAATGAGTTAAGTTTGAATTATACAACAGTTCAACTTGATTTTCAACTCCATGCTTTAACAATAAATCTAATATAGTATAGTGCTCTTTAAGTAGTATAGGTTCGCCGCCACAGGAATAAACTTTTCTAATATTCTGTATATTATTTTCAAAGAATTCAAAAAAGTCATCTACATTGTCATCATTTACATTTTTAACTAAAACTTTATCCATGGGCCAGTTATATAAATTTGTCCACTCTTCTGCTATTCTGCTACTTTCTTGCGGACCGCAATAGTGACATCTCAAGTTACATAAGTTACTAAATCGAATATCGTATGAGTAATAATTTTCATTATTTAATAGTTCTTCTTCCGTAGTAAATTTTTCTAACTCAGCTTTAAGAAAATTATTCATATTACTTCTATAAGTATCTTGATTTCCAAAAGAATTTGATTTACATGCCGAACAACTATCAGGTAACGTATCGCTGTTTAAAAATTGTCGTCTAAACTCTATAAGTTTATCATTTTTATTAGAAAAAATATCACTGTAAAGATCTTTATTTGTATTACCATATTCGTATTCGTGATTGACACAGCAAGGTATGGCTGCGCCATCGGGAAACACACAGGAATGTAAAAAGGGTAAAGAACAAAAACCCGATGATGCTAATAGTTTATCGGATAATGTTGTCATAGATATATTTTGCAATGTATTCGCTGGCATCGTGGTCGAAATGGTTTGTATTGTCTGGTTTAAAATTTAATTTCTTAACGCAGTCAATTACATTACCTTTATAACTTTCAACATAAAACTCTAACAATGGAATACTAGACTTTATATCAACTAGGTCTTCATCAGTACATAACATATTAATAAAGTAATGTTCAATATTTAAAGATTTTAAAAAAATATCTAACATTACTAGTCGTTGTTTTATTAACTTCTTTTGAAATTCATGACTATAATATTCAGAATAGAACTGCTTGATAAACTTTTGATAACTTATATCTGTGTTTATACCAGGATCTGTCTGCCATAACCCTGCTTTAGTTATTTCATAAGTAACAAGATCGGATCTTATCTTTAGTAATTCTAGTCTAGATAACTCTGTAAGAGCAAATATCACAACTAAATTTTCTGTGTCATTGTACTCTAGATAGTCTAGTAATACTCTGATTGATCTGTCATTACTTCCTCCAGGAGCTGCCAAGTTAATACTAGATTTAAAATTACCCAGGGTTTCTAATTTTTTGACCCAGCTACGGTTGTGACAAATCCATGCATCTGAAGAATCTTCTGCGATATATTGTTCGCCGTATTCTCCGAATGTATGACTGCATCCTAGTCCTAACAATGTTTTCCCTTTAAACATCCTTAAAGATATCTTTCATCTCTGGAAATGTTGTATAAAAATCAGTGCCTCGCTGTTTATCTAATAACTCAATATATTCTTTCATTTCAGGTAAACGATTGCTCCAGTCTTCGCTTTTAGCAAACTTAACCATGCCGCGCAGTCTACTAATTCCGTAGTCAGCGTTCAGCCACTGTTCTTCTGTGACCTTACCTTTGTGCCATGAAGGTACACCTAGTTGCCAGTTTGCCTTCCACCACGGGATGAACTCTTCATACTTACGTTCAATTTCATCTTTAAACCATGCTGGCAATATCTTAACATTTAAATGTGGTGGATGATATACAAAGTGATAATTGACTCCGCCAGCGCCAAACGGCCACATGTTAATCTTCTTAAATCCATGCTCTAGTTTCCATTTTAGAAACTCAGGAATGTAATAAATGTTTAACGCTTGTACAGCACATGCTATGGATACTTCTACATTTTTTCCTGTTTCGTTGTCTAACTGCTTAAATGCTTCTAAGTTTCGTTCCCACTTACTAGGATAACGAATGTAATCATTACGATCTTCGATGGCATCAACGCTATAGTGATAACGAACCAATTTAAAATGACTCCATAGTTCAAATAAATCTTCGCGCCATTCTACGCCATTGCTGTTGTAACGAATTTCCATGTCTTTAGCATAGCCACGCTTAATACATTCTTCTAGAATAGCATAATGCTCTTCGATGATTAAAGGCTCTCCGCCGGCAAAGTAAAGCTGTTTCATGTTAGGGATCTGTTCCCATAGCTGTTCCCAAAATTGAGGATTATTTTTATGCCAATTGTAGCTAGCACCATTTTCCTTGCCCTTGTTGCCCCATTGCATACTATCTTTAAGTGTTTCATTTTGCACTTTAGGATACATTTGTTGCCATTCCGGAACCCATAAGCTACTGTCATGTGGACTGCACATTACGCAGGCTAAATTGCATTTAGTACCAAAGCGCATGTCAATATAAGCAATATGTGGAGGTACAGCACCATCTTCTTGTGTATCTGATAATAGCTTGTCTAAATTAACACGTTCACTCCAATACTTTGTTTCCCATTCACGTTTACTTTTGTGCCCTTCACGTTCTTCTTTATAGCACTTAGTACAGCTAGCGGGTTCTTCGCCTGCCAGCATCTTAAGTCTAGTATTTTTCATATAGTCATTGTTCCAACTACTAAGGAAATCTGTGTGATTCAAGTTAGCAGGCTTGCCGTCGGCATTTTTAAGAATGCCTACTTCGCCGCCGTGTTCTTTATCATTGGTTGGTCCCACTGAACTTGCATTAGCAGTACAGCATACACGCATATGGCCGTTAGGGCGTGTGCTTAGATGTACCCATGGCAGGATACAAAAGGTTTTACTTGGGAGTTCTTTCATAGTAGTATTTAATCTAAGAACATTGAAATTATGTTCTTAACTGCAATCTAGCTAATGGGTTTTCTGGATTGTTTTCGCCACAAACAGTTACACAAGTAGAAAATGGTTGATCAGTTGACCAACTTGCTTCTAATTTTTCATAGGCCAATTTGATATCTTCTTTATTGTTAGTAATGAATATGCGATGATAGTCGTCACCCATAAAGTATTTTAAAGCATCGTGTCTACCTTTATCTGTGACCATCCAACAGCAAGGAGTCACTAAGCCTGTAAATTCTATAAATGCGCTAGGATGTTTTTTACAATAAGCGTTTATTTTTTCTGTCATAAAAATCCTGTTCTATTTCTCTAAAAGGCCTAGATATTGTTAACCACTTTTCAATGTTAACCATACTTTGTTGTAAAAAGAATTTATCAAATCCTAATTCAACACTCTTATCATAAGCAATGTCTATAGTGTCTTCGTTATAGGAAAATACTAAGTGTTTCCATTCAATACTAGTCTTTTTGTTTAATTTCTTTTTAGTTTTAATAACTGTTTTAACTGCAAGTTCAACATCTTCCCAATCCGAGTTAACCCTGTATTTGTTATAGTTTTCTGGACTTCCGTCGATGCTGAATATTAGTATATCATTGTCTAACAATTCTGTGGCTAGTTTTGTCCAGAAGTCTATGCTTTTTCCGCTGCCATTTGTTTGTATTTCTAATTGACAACTAGGATTTTGTGTTTTTATTGCGCGAACTAGTCCTACAAAATCTTTTGAGTATATTGGATCTCCCCAATTACCGCAAAATAGTATTTTATTTGGATTACATTCCAATAAAAACTTTTTAAAGTAGTCAACATCTAAGTCAAACATACTTTGAATATATCTACCACCTAGAGTAGTTCTTGCACATTCGGCACAGAGTAATCTACATCTATTTGTTAAACCAACATGTAAATCTGAAAAATTTATCATAGTACTGTATATTGCCCTATAGGTAAAACTTCTAATTTCTTAACGTTACATACTTCTGTACAACGGTGAATTCGATGTTCTTTAGATGTTCCGTGTTCATATGAATTCCAACTAGAAACTAGATCATTGGTAAAAAATTCATGTTGTAATATTTTACCAATACTATGTTTACTAATATCATTCCAATCATCGCTGCCATATGCTTCAAACAATCGTTGATTTAAAAGATCTACTTTCCCGGCATCTAATGACATTAAGCCGTTATGCAAGAAGCAACAAGGCCATAACTTATTATTAAATCCAATAAAATACATTTTCTTTGTTTGATTATTACATTGTATTTCATTGTGTACTGATTTAGCTAATTTATTGTTAATGTCGTCTATTGTACTAACATTATTTCTTCTATGTATATTACTTACTTTAATCTTTTGAATTAATTCTAATCCTAGTCCAGTTGCTTCGCTTCTGTCATGTCTACTCATAAACTCGCTAAAACCCATCTTCATACTCAGTTCTTTAGCATCCATGATTTGATGTTCATTCCACGGAAATATTAAGTATTGCCATCCAGCATTGCCACCGGCATCAATAAATGCTTTGGCATTTTCCATGATCTTTGACCACGTAGTGTTTTGTCTATATATATGATTAGTATCTTCCATGCCATCTATGCTGAACTTTACTACGTGTCTGTGATTTTTCTGTAATACATGAGCTAACTTTGTCCAATATTCTGCATTACGAAGGCTTGAATTTGTGTGTATTAATATGTTATATTTTCTTACTGTGCTAGCGAAGTCAAGGAATTCTAAAAACTCTGGGTGCATCAACGGATCGTCGATTGTTCCACAAAACTCTAATTCTTCTACTGAGCTAAATTCAGGTGCTAGTAATATCTTTTTAAATGTATCAAAAGAAATATATTGCTTTTCTGGAATAACAAATTTCTTTTCATTGTATGTATTTGAATCTGTGCGTACACAACCCAAGCAAAGTGCGTTACACATACTGCTTAATTCAAATTGTAATTTTTTAGTGTTATTTAAGTAGTTCATGGAGCTTCTTTTGTAATCAATACATCAGCAGTACACATGCACCACTGATCTTTACAAACGGTTGATGTAGTATTTAATCCTGTAAAATCTTCTATCGTTCCCATGAACCCTGCGTGACTACAAGCAGCTTGTCTTATTAGCCAATTTGAATTGATAAACAAATGATCAGCGCCCATTCTGCAATTCCATCCGATGAAATTATTTTTTCTATTGTTAACAAAGTCCACTTCATCTACAGGATTAGTTGAATCATCTTCGTAAATTGCAAACGTATTTCCGTATTGCTTATCTTGTGCAAAACTTTTAACGCCGCCTTTGAATACTACATTGCTATGTTTTTCTAACCACGCCAATTGCTCAGTATCGTATTCATAACTAGAATCTGCTTGTAAACTGTCGCGTTTAAATACTCTACTAGCGCCTAATGTAACATTGTCCATGGCAGCAAACTTATGGTAAGCATTTAAAGACTTATCCCATAGTGGCGGATACATTAGTGTAAATACACCTACATTTGTTTGTGTGCCAATGTAAGCAACTTTATCAAATATTTCTTCGTCTATAACAGTTTCAGGATGATAACTTACAGTTACTTTAAATATCTTATGTGCATATTGTTCCCACCAATCTAGACTGCGACTGCCGTTGGTGTTAACATACGCATACCAGCCTGCATCGTTGATAAAGTCTATTAATGTTTCAAATACTGGGCTAATTGTGGGTTCGCCACCGTTGATAAAGATATGCACACCTCTATCGCCTGCTTGTGCTTTTAGCTTGTTTAGAAAGTTTAGTACAATCTCTTTGTCTTTGTCTTTGTCTTTAAATATATTTGTTCCCCTATGTAACATAGGAGGACAATAACTACAGTGATAGGTACAAAGAGTATTCAAAGTCCAATCAATGGTCAATCTATTTGAATCGTTGTATATTTTAATTGGTTTCATATATTATCAAACCATTGTTGATATTCGGGAAAAACTGTAGTCCAATCTGTTTTTCTTATACGATCTAAGTTAGTAATAGAGGGTTTAAATATTTTTGCATTTTCTATATCATTGTTAATGAAATTTTTCAATACATTAAATTCTCTAAAGAGATGTTGCTTTTGAGTTTGAATTATGTAATCTTCTACTTTTATAAGTTCGGGTATAAATGACTCATTTAATATATTCATTCTCAAGTACTTTTGATTTACTGTGCCGTAAACTAGTTCTATATTTTGCGAAACAAAGAATTTAATAAAGTCGATAGCGTTAACTACGCTAAAGACATTGAAAGTGGGCTTAATAGTTACATTAGCAAATCTTTTATGTATATTAAAATTGTTTAGAAATACATTCCATTCGAGTCCTTGTCTAACATATTCTGCACGTTCTTCAATGTTTTCGAGACTTATTCCAATCTCTAAACGAATCTTATATTCTTTTTGTAATGGTATAATTTTGTCATAAAATTTTAACAATACATCTTCTTTACTATTTCCGTTAGTACTTAGTTGCAGTACAAGTCGTCGATTTTTATCTTTGGTAACAAACGCCTTTATCGCTCGTTCTATATTCTCTTCAAATTGATTCATAATAAACGGTTCCCCGCCTGTTATACTTAGAATTAATTCTTGCTTTTCTAATGGTAAATTATCTATAAAATCAATTATGTGCGAAAACTCTATTGCAATTTCTTTTGTCTTTTTATTGACTGCTATGACATCACCAGTTTCGTAGTCTAACCATTCTCCAAATTGTGCTATAGTAGAACTCAATACCGGAAAGCAATACATACAACTTTGATTACACAATGAAGACAATTGAACATTAAATTTAACTGAAGCATCGTACCTAGCAACATCAGCTGTTCTGTCTTGATTTTTTATCAATCGCCAACTTCTTTGACCTTTGCTTTCGTAGTCCCAACAGTCTCTGCATGAAGCAGTTTTAATGTTGTTGGCTATTTCTGTTCTTGCTTTAACTGTTGCTTTATTATTATCGAATATTTTATATCCGTGTTTTTGCATTTCAATTTTTTTAGGCTCATATGCTAGTTCGTATTTACAACAATGCAAAATTTTATTGTCAATTAAACTCACGTCATATGCATTAGTTATTAATGCACATTCAATGGAATTATTTTCTTGATTCATGGCAGATATGCCCATTCAACACACTCTAATATATCACAAGTAGGAACTTTAAAATCTTTAATAGTTAAGTCAATAATTGAAGATTTAGTTTCTATTGCTTGTGTTATTTTATCTAGTACTACTTTATTATTTTCTTTAGACAAATGACATTGACGTATATCATTCATAAATTTATTATCGAACACTTCTCCAAAACTTCTGCCGCCATTTAGTTCGTCTATTTTTAATGTTTCATTTTCAAAATTAAAAATATCAATTAATGGAATCTTTGAATTTGGAACAGAGTGATCATCAAAGCACGGAATAAAAATAGTGTAATTTGAAAATCTCATTGCTTTTTCTACTATTGCTTCTCTAATCAAATATTCATAAATTTCATTTGTTCCGACATCAAAGTAAGCATCAGCATAGTCGAATAATTTATTTGCCAATTCTTTTTGTTCTAAAGTTAGAATAGGAGTCTCTTGTTTGTTTATGTTATTTCTAGTAATATAAACATCAGTCTTATTATGAAAATAAGGTTTGCATATCTCTTCTAGTTGTGGGAAGTCGATTCTACCTAAATTAGTAACTAAAAATATATTAACATCATATAGATCTTTGTACTTTAAAAAATCACTATAAGTACTAATAAAAGATTTTCCTATTTTTGAGTAGTTTTTTAAAAATTTTACGCCAGATAGTTGTCTAAGTAAATGCGGCCATGAATAATTTTTATCATCAGCAATACCTTCGGCATTTATACAACCAAAACTATCTCCGTAAATTGCTATATTCATTTAAATTGTTCCCTAAAGGCATCGTATTTATTGCCGCATGTCTTGGCACAGACAGCTAACTTGCCTTCGGCACAACTTGGCTTATCCCACGATTCTGGAATTACTTCTTGTATAAACTTACCATTAATTACGTCATTCAACTCATATTTACGCAAGTCTAGTGAATCTAGTCCTGCTTGATCAATAGCATCCCAGATTTGACCTCCACGCTGTTTCCAATACCAAACATACATCTGTCCGGCTGTCCAGCAACATGGTTGTAAATATCCTTCTGCTGTGATGTAAATGCTTTTCTCTTCTGCAACTTTACATTTAACTTCTACAGAGTCCCAGTACTTTTCCATGTCTTTTTTCTTACTGGGATCTAAGTTAAACTTCTGAGCACCCATCTTGCCTTCCAGTTCAGCAACAGTTGAAATGAAATCCATTTTAATTTCGCCTTTATCTTTGCTTAGGCTTTCTAATTGCTTTAGTGCGGCGTTTTGATATTCTGGATTCTTTGGCATACTTAATAGTGTAGTTTCATTGCCTTTGCGATTACCTGCTTGGTGGTCTGCTTTAACTGCACCCCTAGTATTACTAAAGAATCTATTTGACTTTTTAACATTAAACTTTTCAAAGCCCATACTTTCTGCTAATGCTCTTGCTTCCTCAATCTGATGTTCGTTATGTCCAAATACGATAAAGTCCCAACGGGCTCTACCGCCAGCTTTAATGAAAGCTTCTGCGTTACGTATGATGTTTTTCCATACTGTGCCCTGTCTGTATAAATGATTGGTGTCTTCTAGGCCGTCTACGCTGAATACAACATAGTGATTCTTGCCCATGGCTGCTGGTAATCTACTCCACCATTCGGGAGTTTTAGCACTGGCATTTGTGTGAAAGCTGAGTTGCATCTTAGCATTGTGACTGCGAACGTACTCGAATATTTCTAGTGTATCTCTGGCGCTGATAGGATCACCATAGTTACCACACATATACAATCTTTTTAATTGTGCAATAAACTCAGGTTTTAAAATTATTCGAACATCATCTAAACTTAGTTCAGCATCATGTAGTTGTGGATTTACTTCTCCACCGTTGATGTTTCTAGCGCATTGAGGACAACTAGCGTTACAGCGTTCTGTTACTTCTAAGTGTACTGTGGTAATTTCATCTGCATTGTACATTATTTTATACCATAGCTCATAAATCGTTTATACTTAGGAAAAGACATGTCTCCTCTAAAGAATGATTCAGACAACGGATATTTTTTAACAAAATCTGGTAAATTAATACTGGGATTAATATGCTCTGGAATTAAGTCAGAACTATTCGATTGAATTAAGACCGTTGTTCCTGATTTAAGTTTGTTGAACCAAGTATTATCCATATGCTCGGCACTTGTATTAATAATTAAATCAAACTCAACCATGTAGCCTTCCAACATAAAATTACCTTGATTGTCTATACATTCTTCGATATTTTTATTTTCTATAATAATGCCGGGGTTCATTATTTTTGCAAGATTGTTAACAGACTTGTCTGGGTCAATAGAATACATTTGATTATATATGATATCTTTTAGGAATAAATCATGATGACTTAACCAGCCACCTATCAATAATATATTGTTAAAATTTAATTTAAATTTGGATAATACCTCTCCCATCCAAATTTTACCCAGGACTTGACTTTTACTAAACACAGTTGTTAATGTTGATTCATCAGTGGTAAGGATGCTAATTTCATATAGTTTTTTTATTAATATATCGTCGGGCCAAATTGAATGCATTACACCAATTAATTCATTTGTAAATAGCATATCGCGTGAACATATATTGGTATAAAAGTTTAGTCGATCTTCTCTGCCCTGTGTTTGGCAAGATGTATAATCATATGATATAAGCTCTTTCAATGGCCATGGCTTTGATTCGCCAGTAGAGTATTTTAAATTAATAATATTTCTTATAAAACGTTTCTTTTCGTTGTCATTAATATAATTAAAAAACTTTTCGAGGCCAAATAGCCATACTAATTTATCTTCATTCATTTATTCCACACCAATCTTTAAATTTATCCTCTAACCATGCAAAATTGTTTACTAATGTAAAATCTGCATTTTTAGATTTTGCATAAGCAACTCCTTCACGGGCGCCTTGTATTGCAAAATAGCCGTATTGTGTTTCTAGACCTGCTTCGCCCCACATGGTTAGTCTTTCTTGACTTTCTTGATCATTGTTATTCTTATTAATACCTGCACTGAGTTTGACTGCTTCTCTAAATGCTGTTCGCCATGTGCTATAAGGATTGTAATTAAATCTATGTTCTGTGGCAAGTATGTTTAACTTAATGTAACTATCAGCTAATGTAGTAGTCATATCAGGACGATCTAAACGTTCTGCACTAAAACAATCTTTGCTAAACAACTTGATACCACCATGCCCGTATATCAATCCATTAACAGGATTCTTACTGCGGAATACGGCTACACTCTTTGGTGTTAGTTCTATATTTTTATCAAATGTAAAACTATCCACTATCCACGAATCAGCATCTACTACATAAAACCTATCGCCTTCACAGAGACTGGCTATGTGTTTATGACTTTCAAATATATTCCCAACTGCGGCAATCGCTTGAGCATCTTTAGACTTAGTCTGTAGTCTTTCCCAATTTTCATTGAGATTTGCTTCATTGGTATATAAAAAATAAATAGGTATCATATTAATACTGAGGTAAAGTAAATCCATATAACGGCAATGCGCTTTGATTTAATAATGCAGGCCAACCTACGCCTTTGCCCGGACTGATGTGAACATGCTTAAACCAAATACTTTGATCGGCATCCAACTCAATCAATGGCAATTTTAATTTTTTTATTAAATCTGTCATAAGTTTATGACTGTGGTCATTAAGATATTCGCCCTGATTAGTTTTTTTTAATTCATTTTGCCAAAACTCGTCAAACCATGCGTAATCAGAAATAACAGTATGGTCAAAGTTTTTAATATACAGCATACTGGCAGCTAATCTAGCACCGTAGATAACCCAATCACCGTTTTCAACATCGCGACCAACTGTCATCCATATTAACCACCGAGCAAAATTAGCAGGATACATTTTATGTTTAAAATCTTTAAGAGGAACTTTCTTGCCTTGATCAAGGCCCATTTTAACGCCTTCCCTGAAGCCTGCTCTAAATGCTTGCTTGGCACTGGCATTGTTCATAACCATACCATACGTGTTATTCATTTGCTTGTATTGTTCTGGATCCCAACAAAAATCTACATTATGAGTGTCATCACCTTCACTGGCAGCTTCGTGACTTTTCATGTTCATGACATGTTTAGTATACCATAACTTGACCCCGCCATTGCCGTAGACTAGGCCATTGACAATATTACGACTGCTCCAACTTAAAGTTGCTTCTTTGATTTCGGGGACAATTTCAATGCTCTTTTTCCATATCTCTTTATCTACCCGGCAGTCAGCATCGATTGTAAAAAATCTTTTTGTTCTTGCTGTGGTTGCCGCAGTTTTGTGTGCGGCGTCGAAACCTTTAACTCCGTGGACTCTGTGAATCAAGTCTGGTTTAGGATGATTTGCTTTTAAATATTCAAAGTTTTCATCTGCGTTAGGTTCATCGAAACTTAGAAAAACTACAGGCATAGTTTTTAATTCTAGTATTTCTACCTTAGGTACCTTGGGTTCCTTCTTATTAAAAAGGGTATTATCTAAAGAATCTATTAAACTCATTTTTCATCCAATCGTAATCATTAATCAATTTTAATTTTTTGCTGTTATCAGCAAACTCAGTTCCGTACTTTTTACCTTGTATTGCACCTTGTATGCAATACTCCCCAAACTTTTTATCTTTTCCCACAGTAGTCCATATATACAATCGCTGTTCCGCTTGGTCTTGCAGATAGTTTATTTCTTCAAAGGACAAATCATATTTTATTTCTTTGTTAGTCAAATTTGTAACTAGTTTAGTACATTCACGAAATGCACTTCTAAATGTACTAAACTCATCATAGTTAAATGCTGTGATATTACTAATTTCTTCAAAGACTTTTGTTTTTAGACCGAAGCCTGTGGTGAAATCAATTACATCTTTGTTGTCACATAATAAAGGTTGCTTAGGTAATATTTTAACACCTCCGTGACCATAAATCAAGTCATTTATTGGATTTATACTACTCCAAACACAGATATAATTACTTTGTGCATCATGCCACCATTTGTTATATTTACTAGGAGTAAACGTAAAATCAAAATCTTCTACTATAATAGCATCGCTGTCTACTACATAAAAATTATTGGTAAAACTTCTCCGAGCACATTCTTGATGTGCGGCGGCAAAACCTTTTATACCATTGACTCGTCTAGCGTTTGGTACTAGCTCTTTAAGTTTAGCATAGTTTTCATCTGCGTATGGTTCGTTGTAACTAAGGAAAAAAACATCTAGCATTATACTAGTATTTAATAATTTTACTCACGTTACTACAGGAACATTGTACTTTAAATAGAAGTCTTGGGCATCTTGGATATTATTAACCATGGGTTGACCTTTAATATTCAAACTGGTGTTTAGTAACATCGGACAACCAGTGAGACTGTACCAATCTTCTAACAGCTTTCTAAATCCAGGACTGTCATTCTTACTCACAGTTTGTACACGGCTAGTTCCATCTCGGTGTATAATCGCAGGAAACTCGTCGGGCTTTGTACATTTGGCAACAAACTGCATGAATGGGCTGGCTGTTATACCTTGGGGCATATCAAAGTATTCGTGTACATGTTCTTCTAAGATTGCTGGTGCAAATGGTCTGAATTGTTGTCTACGTTTGATTGCATTAACTGTGTCTTTGATTTCTGGTCCTCGTGGGTCTGCCAATAGACTACGATGGCCAAGTGCTCTAGGGCCAAACTCAGCCTTTCCGCTAGCCACTCCCACAATTTTATCTTTTGTAAGTATGCTAATAGTTTCATCAACTGGATATTCCTTTCCCATGTTAGTGCCGAGATATGCTCCGGGCCACGTAACTTGCTCGCCAAAGAAGGCGGCAACTGCTCCAACACTACTTCCAGCATCTCCTGGATTTGGCATAATCCATACTCGATCCCAATCGCCTGTTATTTCACTGTTGGCTACACAGTTAAGAGCACAGCCGCCCATTAGTACAATGTTCTTACTGGGTAAGTTTGTTCTAGCCCAATGACTAATACCTTGTAGTATTTCAGTGTACACTTGTTGAACTGCGGCGGCAATATCAAATGTGTCTTGTTCACGTAATAAATCTAGTCGCCAATCCGGGCAACCACGATGTAAGTTACGTTTGAACTTAACTTCTGGTCCGTTGATTACACTAAAGAAATCTTCGTATATATTGGCTTTATATTTGTTGGCGTCACCATAAGCTGCCATGCCCATTAGAATGTATTCTTCTTCATTGGGTTTTAATCCAATACGTTGTGTCATGGCACTGAACCAAAGTCCTAGACTATCAGGATAACCTTGTGTGTAAACTTTCTTCAAGTCGTTACCTTGACCTTGCCATACTGTTAGTGTTTCAAACTCACCAATACTGTCAATGACAACAACTGTAGCATCTGCTAACCCGCTGGTATAATAACCTGCGGCAGCATGACTTTTATGATGCTCGCCAATGTGTAAAGGTTGTGTTAAATTATATTTTGCAAGGTATGTCCTAACATCATTCTCTTTAGTTCTATCGCCTTGCCCTGCCATAAATTGCCTAGCAGTTTTTAAGTCAGGATTTTCGTACCAAACAATTAAATCCGGCTTACCGTATTGTTCAGCATCTTGTATAATTCCCGTACACAAGTCTCCGTCATTTTTAATGCCAGAATATCTTTCGCTGTGTGCCGCAAATTGTAATTGTTTATCATGCCAAACGCTGACCGCGGCGTCATGACTGTTGGCACTAATTCCCCAAATGTTCATCGGTATATAAAAGGATCTCGACGACGTAGTTCTTCAAGTTTCTTTTTCAATTGAATTTGAAATTTTACGTCAGGATGTGTATGATCGAATGTTTTATAATGATCTAATAATTCTTCTATTTTTCTAGTTAACTTAGCGTTGAATGCATTAGCATCTATGCCGGCAATAATATCTTTGTATGTTTGGCTACTAAACAAATAATGTCCGCTGACACTAACTGCAATATCTCGATCAGTTACGCCTTCTGCAACCCAACGTTGCCAATAGTTTTGACTGTAAACTAAATCAGAGAATGTCTCCCATAAATCTTTAGGTGCAAACTCTTTTAATAAATTTGTTTGCATAACACCTAATTGAGGAGCAATATTTAAACTATCCAACCCTGCATCTATTCTCTGTTGTATATCATGGGCAGTAAAGTAGTCTGCATTGTGTTCTTTGAACATAAAGCCGGCTGCACGTATTTGTTTACTGATTTCACGATTACGTTCTATATCAAACGTGCCAGCCTGGCTGTCTTTGGTTAGACTTCCTGTTTGAGTGACAAAGAATTTAATATTGTTCTTATAAGGATTTAAAAATCCCAACTGTATATCTATTCTAGCAAGACTACTATTGATATCGATACCAGTGTTATCTTCGCTGCCAAACTCTAACATTATATTAGGATTTAA